TTATCTTCCAGTATGCATCATTCAACAACAGCAGAAGTCTTCACTTCTTCTTAGCAGCATTCCCAGTTGTTTGTATCTGGTTTACTGCAATGGGTGTGTCCACAATGGCATTCAACTTAAACGGTTTCAACTTCAACCAGTCGGTTGTAGATGCTAACAACAAAGTTGTTCCAACATGGGCAGATGTTCTTAACAGAGCAGGTTTAGGTATGGAAGTTATGCATGAAAGAAATGCACACAACTTCCCACTTGATCTTGCTGCTGCTGAGACAACTCAAGTTGCTCTAACTGCACCTTCAATTGGTTGACATTTAATCACAACGTGATATAATAAGGGGGTCTAACGACCCTCTTTTTTTATGAATATCTTTGTGACTGACCCTGACCCTGTTGTATCAGCACAGTGCTTGCCTGACAAACATGTTGTCAAGATGCCCTTAGAAACATGTCAGATGCTTTCTATTGTTGCTTCTCATCAGTGGGGTCACGGTTACGGTGACCTACCCAAGAAAGATAGTGGTTTCTATGCTACTGCTAAGGGTGCGTTTCGTAATCATCCATGCACTATCTGGGCACAGGAAAATTTTCGTTGGTTGCTCAAGCATGGTCTTGCTTTGTGTGCTGAGTACACACATCGTTACAACAAGGTTCACAGTTGTCAGTTTACTCTAGAGTATGCTGACATTATATTTCCTTCCATCGAATGTCCTACTCCATTCACACGTGCTATGCCTGACGAGTTCAAGTTTGACACAAGCATTGACACTATTACTGCTTACAAAAAGTATATCTCTAGTAAGTCTTGGGTTTCTACAAATTACTTACGTGATCCATCTAGACGACCTACGTGGTTGACAGACTGATCATAATCTGATAGGATGGGTGGGTAATACCACCCATTTTTTATGCATGGAAATCTAGAACCAGAGGAAAAGGTCTGGGGTAATCGTATCACAGTGTATTCAACTGAAGGTTGTTTCTATTGTGAACAAATGAAACTTCTCATGGACAGAGCAAAACTCTCGTTCACTGAGATTGAAGTAACTGATAATGAAAAGGATGCTTTTATAGAAAAGTTCCCTGATGCTATAGGGTTTCCGTATGTTATAATGGATGGACATCCTGTTGGTGGTCTGGTTGAAACTGCTAAAGTTTTACTTAAGAAAGGATTAATTAGTGCCAAAGAAAAATAATCCTCCTGATTCCTCCATAAATAAGGGTATAGAACTCATGCTCAGGAGGGACAGCAGCACCTTACCAAAGAAAGGTATATGTTTAAATAAATCGATCTCCATCTTTAATAGGAATTGGTATTTTAATATCGAACTACGATGGGAGAGTAATAAAATTTAGTTAGGAGAGTCACAATGACAGATTCAATGGTCCTTTTTTTCTCGGCAACAATTTCATTTTTGTTTTTGTGTATCGGGATAGTCGTAGGTTGGACGGCAAAAGATTTTGCTCATGATTATATGTTGTCCAAAGATGAAATCTCCTATCACCCAGAGATGTATGATGAAAATGGTATAATGATTCATGAGCAATTACTATCAGTAAAATTTATTAATGAGGATGAAATAGATGAAACTCTTGATGCATGAGATACTTCAGAAAGTATCTAACGCAAAGACTAAGAAAGAAAAGATCACATTGTTACATGAGTATAACACTCAGGCATTGAGATCTTTATTCATCATTAACTTTGATGAATCTGTTGTGAGTATGCTACCACCAGGTGATGTACCTTACACACCTAATGATGCACCAGAAGGAACAGAACATACTATCCTAGAGAAGGAAGCAAGATTGCTACACCATTTCTTTAAGGGTGGTTCTAGTCTTAAGCAGGCTAAACGTGAGAACATGTTTATTCAAATGCTTGAAGGTCTTGTTAAGGGTGAAGCAGAAGTGCTTGTACTTGCTAAGGATAAAAAACTTGGTAAGCGTTACAAGATTACACATGCCTGTGTGAAGGAAGCATTCCCTACTATCCAATGGGGAAGTAGATCTTAAGTGAAGAAAGAAATATTTTCTATCCCTGTCTTCGAAGAGAAGATTAACTTAAAGAAAATAAAGACTGGTGTTGGTGAGTTTGCACCTACTTGGGAGAGTCGTGTACTCACCACTTTTAATACTGGACTCCATGTTTATGACAGTACATGGACATATTTGTTGACAGTCATCAAACCTCTATTAGAATCCTTACCAGATCCAGTAAAGTCTATTGAGTTTATGGGTATGTGGAGGAACAAATATGATCCTCGATCCTATCAAGGATATCATATCCATCCAAATGCACAGTGGAGTTTCATCATCTATGAAGATGTAACATCCAAGACTGCATTTATAAATCCTATCATGCCACTGGTTCAGAATCATATGGGAGATAACTCAAGGGTATTTCCTATGGATTACAGACCCAACTTAGAACCAGGATCTATGATAATGTTTCCATCCTTTCTAGGACACGAAGTGTTACCTGGAAATACTGGGACAACTTTATCTGGTAACATAGTCGTTGAGTATCAATAAATATCAGCAATATAGAGACAAGAATATGTTATCCTTCCTACAGCCATCCAACAAGTTAAGCAACGGACAACAGTTGGAGTTAACTGATATAGTTTGTAGAATGCTATCAACAGACGGAGAAGTTTCTTTACAGGAACGAATCTGGATGAAAGAAACAATCGATAGCATGCCAAGTGCAAAAAAATTAGTTGCACCTATGCTATGTCCAGACTACATACCTCACAAGTACGAGGTCAATGATTAAGATACTGTAAAACCGTATAGGTTGTTACAAAAGTACTTGACTAAATAATTATGTCATGCTATCATGACAATACGTTCATCCCGAAAGGGACGCAAGTAAGCCGACACGGAACGGGTTCGTTCATCTCATGGATATCCTAATCGCTACTCTTTTAACTTGTGCGAGTGCTAGAGAAATTCTCTCTGGTATTACCGACCAAAGTGCAGGACAGCATAAAGCTGAAATCATTGAGGTAGTTAAAGAAAGTACTGAACCAGGATGCGACTGGGACGCAAATGTGGACTGAAGGAACGGGGTTATTCACCCTATCCAGAGGACAAGCCAATGGCACAAGTCACTTACAGAGGTGTCTCTTATGACACTGAAGCGTACCGTCAAATGGTACAAGCAGAAGCTCAGAAAAGAAACTACGATCTAATGTATCGTGGTATCAAAGTTACTAAGAAATTAGTTACTGCATAGAGCTGAACCAAAATCACAATGTGATTTCTCTGAATCCTGGAAAATTTTTTCCAGGATTTTTTTGTGTTAAAAGACTGATATAAATACCTAATGAAGTAGAAGATCCCTATGGTGGAAGAGAGACAGAGAAAAGAGACAAGGAAGACAGCGAAGAACTTGATAAAGGTTGCAAAAAAGAACCCAACATGGTATACTAAAGAGGATGTAAGGTACGCAAAATTAATACGCAAAGCTCTGAAGAAACATAATGCAAAAAGTGAAACTAACATCGGTGACTCCCAAAGCGGAGGAGACGATGGGTTACGTGGCGAGAGTCAGCAACCCGAAGAATCAAGACAACCCAAACGTGGCTGGTTTGCTGAGATATTGCATAAAGCATCAACACTGGTCAGTCTTTGAACAAGCACACATGACTGTGGAGATTGAGACTACTCGTGGTCTTGCTGCACAGATTCTAAGACATAGAAGTTTTACCTTCCAAGAGTTTTCTCAACGGTATGCTGATACTAATCTGTTAGCAGATGAGATTCCTATGTTTGATCTTAGACATCAAGACACCAAGAATAGACAGAATAGTACAGACGATGTACCAAAGAACAAGAAAGCAGATCTCCAATACAAAATTGCTGAACATTTTGTTGAAGCGATGGATCTCTACAACGAACTCCTCGCTAGTGGTATTGCGAAGGAGTGTGCGAGATTTATTCTCCCACTAGCAACACCGACTCGGTTATATATGACTGGTAGTGTACGTTCTTGGGTACATTACATAGACCTACGTTCTGCACATGGTACTCAAAAAGAGCACATGGAAATCGCAGAGATGGTTAGGTCTATTTTTATTCAAGAATTTCCTATAGTATCTGAAGCATTGGAGTGGAATTAATATGCCAACATACCCTGTAATAAATTTAAAAACTCAGGAGAAACAAGAACTCTCTATGACTATGAAAGAATATGATCAGTGGCGTAAAGATAATCCTGACTGGGACAAAGACTGGCAAGCAGGTGTTTGCGGTGAGGTTACAGAGGTGGGTGACTGGCGTGATAAAATGTCAAAGACACATCCAGGTTGGAAAGATGTTATTGGTAGAGTTGGAAAGGTTGATAATGGATTCGACCGTCGTGGATATGATTGGGGGCAAGGTTAATGTCAGGACGTAAACAGAAAGTACCAGATCCTCGCTCTATGTCTAAGAGACAGTTGAGGCGTAAGAAACCTATTGATTCTTCTTACATGACAGATATACAACCCTTGACTCAGAATCAAGAGTTGTTCTTTAAAGAGTGGGGTGCAGACAAGAACCTCTTTGCTTATGGATGTGCTGGTACAGGTAAAACATTCATGGCATTGTATCTTGGACTCAGAGATGTTCTTAGTGATCACACACCATTTGAAAAAGTTTATCTTGTTAGATCATTGGTAGCAACGAGAGAGATTGGTTTCTTACCAGGAGATCATGAAGACAAGTCTTCTCTTTATCAGATACCATATAAGAATATGGTTCAGTCGATGTTTGAAATGCCTGATGATGCATCATTCGAGATGCTTTATGAGAATCTTAAACACCAAGAGACTATATCATTTTGGTCTACTTCTTTCTTACGTGGTACAACATTAGATAATTCTGTTATCATAGTGGATGAGTGCCAGAACCTTAACTTCCACGAATTAGATTCTATTATGACTCGTGTTGGTCAAGACTCTAAGATTATGTTCTGTGGTGATGTAAATCAGACAGACTTAACTAGAGACAAAGAAAGGAATGGTATCATAGACTTCCAACGTATCCTTGAGAACATGGAAGAGTTTGGTATGATAGAATTTGGAGTGAATGATATCGTTCGTTCTGGATTGATCAAGTCTTATCTCATTAGTAAAATGCAGTTAGGATTATGATCTTTACACACAGGGATGACATTAGTCCCATCCAAATGGAAGCTAAGATGATAGAAGGTAGGAGGTTATACTCCACTCCATATGGAAATAACTATCCTTCTATCACTACAGTCATTAGTAATAACGCTGCCAAGAAAGCAGGTATTGCTAAGTGGAGGGCAAGGATTGGTAGTACTAAAGCAGATGCTATTTGCAAACGTTCTACTACCAGAGGTACTACGTATCATTCTATTGTTGAAGACTACTTTAATAATAGATTAGATATAGATTCATACAAAGAATCTCCACTCCCTGTGGTCATGTTTCAGCATAGTAAGCATGTACTAGATAGAATAAATAATATATTCTTACAAGAAGCAGCACTATACTCAGATCATTTAGAAATAGCTGGTCGTGTAGATTGTATCGCTGATTTTGATGGAGTACTATCTATCATAGACTTTAAGACTGCTGCTGAACCAAAGAGAGAACAATATCTTTACGATTATTATGTCCAAGAGACAGCATATGCTTGCTGTTTACAGGAGATTTATGGTATAACTGTTAAACAACTCGTGACTATTGTTGCATGTGAAAACGGTGAGACCCAAGTCAAGGTGCTTCCACCTAAGAAAGAGTTTCTCTTAAAACTAATACAATATAGAAGCGAGTACCAAGACAAATATGGATAAATCAAAATTACTAGAGGATAAATTTATGACACCTGCAAAGTTCTCGCAGGAAGTTGAGAAGATCGCAGTTCATAATTCTGAAATGAATTATATTGATGCGGTTCTACATTTCTGTGAAGTGAATGAGATTGAAGTGGAATCAGTACCTAAGTTACTATCAAAACCACTCAAAGAAAAGATTAAATATGAAGCGATGGAGTTAAACTTTATTAAGAAAACATCAAGAGCAAAATTACTATTAGTCTAATGGGTAAATTCTTTCAGTCCGAACTAGTACGTGGTACAATCCAAGAGATGACAGTCCTCCAAGAGTTCTGTTTTAAATCTGCTATGAACCTTCCTTTATTAAAGAAGGAACAACAGTTGGAATATTTTGATGCATTGATTCAGTTGATAGAGAAACAAAAGATTTTTTATACTCGCATCCAGTTGACGGATGATCCAGAGGCAGACTCTATCAAGGAGAACATGAAGCAAGCAGCACTGTTGTTAGGTGGAGATCCAAACATGGATGTACTTAACATGTTCAATGATTTGTTAAAGAAAGTTACAGCATACAGAAAACATGTTGAAGAGCTTGACAAAGGTTCTTAACCGTGCTATAAATATAAATGACGGGGTAGCTCCCTGTCACGGGAGTGACTGAATCAAACTTGCTGGCAATGGTCTAGTTAAGGTGATGAGTCAGAGGTGGTGCTCGCTGTTGGTAACAACAGAACTGTCCAACCAGACAGGACTCATGCAACGCAGTAAAAATTTACTTATGTAGAAATGCCCTGTGTTTGTAGGTACACATTATTCCTACCTCCCACCCCAAACCTAAGATGCAACTCGTAAGAGTGGGGCAGATGGTTTACATATAATCCAAATACAAACAAATCTAAAGCAATATGTCATTCGCAGATCTAAAGAAGAAATCAAATAGCAATTTTCAATTCCTTCAGAAGGAACTAGAGAAATCATCATCAAACAATAACACTGATGATAGGTTTTGGAAACCAGAAGTTGACGCAAGCGGTAACGGTTATGCAGTCATCAGATTTTTACCAGCACCAGATGGTGAGACAGTACCTTGGGCAAAGGTTTACTCACATGCATTTCAAGGAACAGGTGGTTGGTATATTGAGAACAGTCTCACAACATTAGGTGAGAAGGATCCAGTAGGTGAAGTCAATCGTAGACTCTGGAACAGTGGAGCAGATGAGGATAAAGATCTTGCACGTAAGCAGAAGCGTAAGCTATCTTACTACAGCAACATCCAAGTCGTAAAGGATCCAAAGCACCCTGAGAATGAGGGTAAAGTATTCTTGTACAAGTATGGCAAGAAGATTCATGACAAAGTTCTTGCAGCAATGCAACCTGAGTTCCAAGATGAGACACCTATCAATGTGTTTGATCTATGGGAAGGTGCTAACTTCAAGTTGAAGATCAAAAAGGTCGCAGGATATTGGAATTATGACAGCAGTGAGTTTGATAGTGTGTCTGCTCTTAGTGCAGATGATTCTGAACTGGAAGCAACATGGAAGTCAGAGCACTCTCTGGAAGCGTTCACAGCAAAGGACAACTTCAAGTCCTACGAAGACCTCGAAGCAAGATTGAACCTTGTTCTAGGGTCACCTAACCGTGCTCCAGCACGTGTTGATCGTGAGGAACTTGAGGTTCCTAACACTGCACCACCATCAGCAAGTGTTGCTCCTTCATCTTTTAGACAGAAGGTAGGTGCTGCTAGTCCAGTCAAGAAGGAAGCAGTCGTTGAAGATGATGATGCACTATCATATTTTGCATCTCTAGCACAAGATGACTAATACAGTTGACCTCTGGGTCAACTATAAAAAAGTTCTTGATGATGTTTTCCCTGAGTTTAAATTTGATTCACGGTGGTGTGAGTGGACAGGTAAAGGTGGTATGCAATTAACAGCAGACATCTTTACTGCTCCACACTTTATAAAATCAAGACGTGTAGATATCTACAATAAAAAATGTGATATCTATAACAATGTAATCTATCCTAAGACAGGGAGTTATCTTCCCTGTTTCGGGATGGATCTCATGGGTTTTCATCAAAAGAAAGTTATCATTGTATTTGACTTCCAGCATCCAGTTGAAAAGTTTTTGTTTTCTTTACCCAATTTACCTAAAGCAGAAAGAGACTACAGATTCTTTGAGATGGGCAACCATTTTTCAGAGAATATTTTTGTAAGGTACTGTACCTTTGATGAGGTTGATAAATATTTACCTGAGTTCACAGAGTACCTTCAAACTTATCGTAGTATGATTGATGAAGCACTACCTACTGGTGAGGACACATCATTCTATAAAGACTTTGATATTTACATGAAGAAACTTGATCCTATCTTAGGATATATGACAAGTATCTTTGGTAAAGATAATGCTGACAGAATGATGGATGAGTTCTTCTTTTCCTACGCTGATGAAAACTAATGATGTACTGGGTAATCCACTCTGGTTTCTCCCAGTCATGATGTTAGCAGTCCTCTTATTGATAGAGGGTCTACACACTTCAGCACACCTTCATCAAAAGATTGATGTACATGGTATCTGTAAACAGAACAAAGAGTTTATTGAAATGCAAGAGGAGGACAATTAAATGAATAAGTGGATTGGAATTAGTTTAGGGTCACTCTTAGGAGTGTCCCATTTAGGTATGATTGGGGTGATTGCAAATCGTCCTAGTAAGATACCATTTATAAGCCCACCAGTGAATGACTATACTTCATATGTAATCCAAGCAGATGAAGAAGGATACAAGATCAGTTACACTGCTAACGATCCTAAGACAATGCACATCACTAAGGACATCAAGCAGAAGGGTGGTTTCTTAGGACTAGCAAACAATACAACTCAGATTGTTGAGGAGTATGTCATGGATGGTAAGACCAATCAGGG